GCAGTTCTGGACATTCTTCTCTCAATGTCTCGGTATCGATTGAGAGCAGTCTTCCAGTGTGCACCGTTTCTGTAGTCCATTTTTCAATGTATAGTTTCATATTAGTCATCAAATGAGTTTAACCACCTTTTATATCGGGCTCGTTGCAGCGAAGTGCTCCACATTCTATAGAACGAGAGTCCAAGACAAAAAATTTCAAAGCTGTTATGAAATCGCGTCTTGTCACGATTTATTCTAAACTTACGTTCACCTCTTTTAAGAGGTAAATTTAATGAAATGCAAAACTGTCCAAGTGAAAGACGTGTAGAACTTTTAAAAGCTGTTTTCATAGTGTATAGGTTATATATGGTACTCGCGCGGGGAATCGAACCCCGATTGTACGGATGAAAACCGTAAGTCCTAACCGTTAGACGACGCGAGCAAAATGGATTATACGATTTTGCTTTGGCAAAACTTATTATAAGTTTAACGAAGAAAGACTCTATCGTCTTTGATTAGCGCTACTGGTTCTTTTTTCTCACTAAGTATTTTAGTAGATGCAGTATCAACTTTAACCTCTATATCGGAGATTTTATTCGTTTGAACAACTTTGTTTGTATCTAATACAACGGACTGTTGTTTAGTAAGTGTTGGCGAAGTTGTGGATTCATTGAAGGTGTAATATAGTACAGGCGTATCTAAACCATCTTCTTCAAGCTTATGAATTACAATAACTACTCCTTCATCTATTGGCTCCTCATCTGAAGGCAATTCAACAACATGATCGATAGGATTCATATCAATTGGAGTTGCTTCATCAGCTGGTGGAGGAAAAATGCAAACGATAGGATCTTCTATAGTTGGATCAACATGAATATCAACCGGTTCACACTCTTCCATTGGAGGAGTAAAATCAGGGCATACTTCGATTACTTCAGGTTCGAGAGCTACACATTTTTCATCAAGCGAATCTGCATTAACAAAAGCTGCTGTAGCTAGCACGGTGACTGCTGTAATTAGTTTCTTCATGTGTATATTTATACTCTTGTATGAATTAGTCAAACTATAAAAGATGGACGCACGTTCCAGTAACGCTCTGGACTACGCGGTTTTGCAGACCACTGCATGACTTCTCTGCCAACGTGCGATGGTAGAGCTACAAGGATTCGAACCTCGACAAACAGAATCAAAATCTGCGGTGCTACCGTTACACAATAGCTCTGTGAAGCTGGCACCTCACCTCAGATTCGAACTGAGACAGCAGGTTTTGGAGACCTGAGTGCTACCGTTACACAAATGAGGTAGATTTAAAGCAGGTTGCTTATCGCGCGTGTCATCTTGCCAATGTCACCCATTGTAGGAAATTTTGCGTTTAACGAGTCGTCACCCTTAAGATGTAGTATTGGCTTTAGCGATCCCTTTTTAGATAGAGTCATGTTTCCTGGCACAATATCATCCGCACCCATGCGAGTCAGTGATAAGGTAAGGCTGTATTCGACTCCTGCAACCTTAAAAGATACTCCAGTATAACCAGAACTAAAAAACTGTGCGTCTTTTATCTTTCCTTCTTTATCAACTACAGTGTCTAGAACTGTTTGGAGTGTCTCTGCAATCTTAGATGGCATTTCCCTGCCATAGCCTCCCACAAACGGGGCAATGCGCACCTTCTCTGTAAGAGGTGTCGATAAGATCTTAGCGGCTGCTTCAAAGATTGAATTTTGTTTGTGTTGCATACAACTCTATTTATAAAATGGTGGAGGTTAACGGATTCGAACCGTTGACATTCTGCTTGCAAAGCAGACGCTCTACCACTGAGCTAAACCCCCTAAAAATGGTCGGGATGACACGATTCGAACATGCGACATCCGCGTCCCAAACGCGGCGCTCTGACCAGGCTGAGCTACATCCCGTAAAATTTTAATGTGAACTCTTCAAAATCAATTCTAAAATACTATTCCACGTTAATTGTGTTTTATCTAAAATAAAAATTTTAATGTTATGTGTATTTTCAACAATCGTTATTTTTTCGCAATCTGTAAATCCAAGAGATGGATTAGGATTGTTTATTAAAAAATCATTTTTAGGATCTAGATAGATGTCATAATCTGGAAGATAAAAATCTGGCAAATACGTTCTATTTTTCCCGTCAGGACCAATATAATTAAACGTCTTTTTGCATTTATTCCATTTAATGGAATGGAAATCAAGTGATTTTGCTACGAGTATTTCATAGCTTGAAGCAAAAGATTCTCCATTATATGTATGTCTTCCATTTACAAACTTTCCACCAATACCTCGTCTTTTGGCATGATCAGACATATTTTTTCGCTGCTGATCATCCCAGACTCTATTTTTTGCTCCTTCACTTAAAAGAGCACGAGTTTTGTCAGATAATTCTGGTTTCGTTAATCCGAGTTCATGTGCTTTCGTATATTGGTTTGTTCCATTATTACGTCGTGCATGCATAGCATCGTTCCAGCGTTTAGTTTTTCCATTAGACAAAATTGGCGACTTTTCATATTTCTTAGATACACCATCGCATTTTTTATAATGCGATGAATACCCAAAAATTGAATATCTATCATTGCATTTTTCGCACAAAATCAACTTATCATTCATATTGTATTTATCTAATAAGCCGCTCTACATTAGAGTTTTTTATGGTACTAGAGGCGGGACTTGAACCCGCATACCGATCGATGTCGGATTCTACCCCCTTATAAAGAAGGACCTTTACCATTCAGGACACTCTAGCATTCAAAGAAAGTGTATCGGTTATACTGCTTGGTTCTCTTAATGCGGAGCACATTGCTACAACGCTATCAAAACAGATTTTATAGGGACCGAAAACTCCTATCTTCTTAAATCTTTGTCATCGCATCACAGAGTGATCCAAGCCGTACAACCACGGACGTACTCAACTTTCAATAGCAGTTGATAGGGCGTTTGGTCTAAAAGAATTTAATCTTTGTTGCTTACAAGGTTATTATACACTAAAGAGTAGACGATGTACACCTCTTTTTAGAAATTTATTTATAGGAGAAAAAGCTTCCATTCATCGCGTATCTTTACCTTCTCGCTGAGCGCGGTAAACTCAATGTCTTTTAGTGCCTTTGGTTTTACCTCCGAGCCATGAATGTTAAAGTATGGAAAGTTGTTTGATTTTTTAGTGTTGCATTTTTTGCATGAGAGCACAATGTTGTCGTCAGAGTTTCCTCCACCTTTGCTGCGTGGCACGAGATGGTCTCGAGTTGCAGACGTGTATGGAATCTTTTTTAGGCAGTATTGACACTCACCGTCATAGATGTAATAGAGTTGTCGCAGGTTGATTGCTCGAGCCTGGGCTTTGCCCTTTTTCTTGCTGTGTCCGAAATAGCCAGGCACAATCACGATTGTCGGTATTGCCCACATCGTATCAACGCTGCGAAGCGCAGGATGTGCTTCATCGAGATGATGGTCATTCGCTATCCAACTGCTCCAGTCATGAATGTTTCCATGACTGTCATAGGCTTTTACTCCGCCAACCATCAGGTTCTTGATGCTCGATCGTGCAGAAAAGAATCCGCAAGGTCGAAAAGCAGCGTTGAGAACAAGTGTGGTTTTTGATGATGGTGCGATAGGCGCCATTTTATTGCAACTTAAAGCCACCCCACTGAGCGCGAACGGTGTTGTTGCAGTAGACAGCAATATAGCTTGCATCTTCTAGAGCGATTCTAACTGCCCGATAGAATCGCGAGCGCCGACCAGCAATTGAATACTTATGACGATTGGGGTTGTTGCGACCCAGTCGTCCAAATAGATCGACTCGCTTAAAGACCGCTTTGTAGTTGGGGTCAAGAGTCTCCTTTGCTCGCTCAGTCAAGTTGTGGGCCTTGGCTGCAGTGCGCAACTCAGCGATGATTTTTTTGCCCTGCTCGTTGTTGTCTACGTGTAGTATCGTTCTCATAAAATTATTGTGTTTGTATCTGTTATGCTTCAACAACAGTGATTTGAAATCGTTTGTCACCAATCGTGAGAACTAGTCCGCTGTCACGAGTAAGCATGCCAACTTCTTCGTAGCTGCGAATGCCGATGCTTTCATCTGGATCATCAGAACCATACTCTTCATGATACATGTAGAGTGCTTCGGTGATCATGTCAATTACGTCGTCTTCTGTGTTCATAAGTTTGTGTGGTTAGCGATTCTTCAAGCGGACGAAGATGTCCTTGTTGTCTTCCATGATTTGGCTGAGGGTTTCGAAGCAATAGTCAAACCAGACTTGTTCGGTGATTTGCCCAGCTTGAACCTTTGCAAACATTTCTTTGTATTCTGTGGTGTTCATAACGATTATTGTTGGCTGGAAAGTGATGAGCAGTTTTAAGAGATGCTCAACTCTCTAGAACGGTTTAACGAGTGCCCGAGGCTCGAAGCTTTTTAATGAGATGCTCAGCTCTTGTGATTACCAACTGCCGTTTATAGTTTGGATAAAGATAACTAGTGCTAAGGCGAAGATGATCCCGATAAGTACTCCAAGTGTTTCTTTCATTCTGAGGTGCTTTGTTGCTTACATGGTTATTATACCATAAAATGCAGAGAAAGTACAAAACTTTTTTCAAGAAAGTGAAAAAAGACCCCGGATGTAGTCCCCGTATAGAGAAATTATGACCCCGGAAGGCATAAATTGTCCATTTGGAGGCTTCCGGGGCAAAAAAATACCCACCAAAGTGTGCATCGTTGAGAGGCATGGTGGGTCTGCTATGCGCAAGAGTATTTATGCCTTTTTCTTTTTCTCCTCAGCACGTATGCGACTCTGTATCTTTTTGCCACGCTTCTCTAAGCGATCAAGCACCTGGTGCGCGTCCATCCAGATGTCTTTGTCTTCAAGCATGTCTTTAATCTCGGCTTCAGTAAGAAAGTCTGAATACATGTCTTTGAAAAGATTTGCGCTCCAGTTGCGTTCGTGAACCATGCCGTGATACATTTCGCCGCCTTTACCAGCGGTTCCTGCACTGTAGTTATGAAACAAGAACATACTGTGGTCTGTTATCATATACTCGTCAGCCATCAAAAAGATAAGGGTTGCTGCGCTCATGCATGCGCCTTCAACACTCACCATAATATGAGCTTCAGTTTCTGAGAGTGCCTGCATAAACTGAATAGTAGTAAACAAGTTGCCGCCTGGGCAGTTGATGTGAATCTTTACAACGTCGCTTGGTCGGCTGTTGCGTATGTCGTGAAACCACTGTATATAGTCACTTGCGTCGCCAATCTCTTCAGAAAGGTAATATTCTTTGATTGCACCATAGTCGCTTGAGAAGCAATCATTTGCGCCGCCCTTTAAGATGTCTAGTAAGCCCTTGTTTTGTATGTTTTGTTTATGCATGACCGAATAGTTTTTTGGTGTTATATTCATTTATAGTCTTAAAAAGTTCTTCTGTCCAGCGATCTCGTTTTTGTACAAAGACCAACGGCTTTGCGTGGTTTTCTACTGCCATAACAATTACTCCTTGACTTACTGGGGTGTCAGTGCGCTCTTCACACATAATAGCGTATGCCGCCATCTGTATAAAATAACTGTCAATCTCGTCTTCATTTTTAACTCGAGAGCTTGTCTTAAAGTCAATAATACTAAGACGGCCGTCAAATTCTGCAATGAGGTCAACTCGACCAGCGAGGCCAAGATGCTCTGAATAGAGTGGAGCCTCTTGAAGACGCACGTTATCGATACGACTGTCTAAGACTGGTTTTATAGAGTTAAACATGTCTTTTACATGAGGCATCTCTCCTTCAGCAAAATAGTGTTCTTCGTTGTCGATGTAGCGTTCAACTGCGGTATGTAAAGCGGTACCGCGCGTGCTTGCGTGACGTGACACCCTCGCCGCTTCAACTTCACCGACTCGTGCTCTCCATTCTTGAAGCGCTCCCTTATTGCGAATGCCCAAGACAGTAGTAATACTAGGATAGGCTTTACCACTAGGAGTCGTGTAGAAACGACCAGACACTGTTGTGTTTGCTTCTAGATCTCTATAACCAAGATCTAGAGGAGAGTGAATAAATTTTTTTCGATTCATTAGAGAGTATCCCAGTCAACAAACATCTTTTGCTGTATTTCCTTGTCTCTTCGATTGTCATCAAAGCGATTCTTTTTATACTTTTTGTTTCGTGAACGGTCATCATGATTGTCATCATAATAACTTTGTCTTTTTTTATTGTCTCTATTTTTTCTACTGCGTCCCATATCTCAACGGGTTTCTATTTTTGTGTGTCTCCCACTTGCTTTTTTTACTTTGTTTAGCACGTCGTTCCATCCTGATCCTGCTCGCTGAAGAATAGTCTTGCCACCGTCATATGATATGCCTGGCGAAGATATTATTCGTTTTATATGACCCATAGCTGCGCATTGTGGGCAACCTTCATTTAATGGCGCGTCACGCATATCCATTGGTAGACTGGCGTCCCATGTATGGTCACACGCAGCGCAGTTATATGTGTATGTCATATTATTCTATTCCTAAATTTGGAAAAGCTTTTTTTACAACAGATGCCGTAAGCAGTGTATATTTTTTATGCAACTTTTTATCTTTCATAGCGATCAAAATTTCTGCATCAGATTCATGTACATTTTCAAGTAGCTTTATAAAAGCCATTTCCTTTTTAATCCTATTGTAATTATTACTTCCAACGACAAGACGCGGCAATACGTCAATTTGTTTTCTTAACGGAGAAAAGCGCATTCCGGCCGGGTTTGGACTTGGAGTGTATGGAGGAGCGCCAGGCGGCAGATCAAATTTTATATCAGCTCTAAATGCAACTTGAAGTATTGTCTTTAGTTCATAAGACTCGTTTTCTTGAAGGATGCGGACGCGCTCGGCAGCTTTATCGGCGCCTTGTACACTCTCAAAAATTTCAAATGGATGCTTTGCTCTGTTGTTTGATGCAGTCTGTGGTCTCATAACGTATGTTTTATTTATGTGTAAAAAATTCTTCGGCACAAGATACAAGCATGTTGCACCGCTTCGAGATAAGATAGTTAAGTATCTTAGAGTTGCCAACTGTAGGACATTCAGAATAAGCAGACAAGATTGCGGTCTTTACAGTTTCTGGAGTTTTACTAAGATCAATTACTGTACTGTTGCGAACATAGTTGCGATAGACTGTTTCTGGAAGCACACTTTGTAGTTTACCTTCATGTGCAGCTGCAATCCATGTCGCCATTTTTGTTGAGCTGAGAGGAGTTTGACGACCACCATCGACAAATACTGTATCACTTGACAACACGTTTGGAATGCCATCGCCGCTGTCACCACGAAAGATATGCTCATAGAGATAGTTGGCTGGGTTTTTATCACTCAACATCTTTTTAGTCATAGGACTATATTGAGAGACGTTGTCATACTTTTGTAGCTGAATAAAGTCTTTATCTGCACTAATAATCATTACAGGCTCGTGCTGACCAAATTCTTGAGTCGACTCGACTAGTGTGCCTATAACATCATCTGCTTC